AAAGGTCGATTGCAACCATTGACTATCGAACAAGCATTGAACGGTGTTGTAGGTATGAGAGGGATTGACAGATTAGATGGTAACACATCTGCTGGCATTCCATATCTTAAGTCGAAGAACCAGGTGTGTCCACGTGTAGGTGATAAAATGACGATGGACAGTGACATGATGCAGATCTACATCTTCAAGGAGAATTTGTGGGCAGATGGTATTCGTACGTACGAAGTGCTGAATTTGTGTTTGAAAGACGAGGCAATGGCTATGTTGAAAGAGTTCGCCCGCTCTTTTCAATGTGCCAACATTCATTTGACGGTGGGAATTAGGCGACATTATTCCCCTTTGGTCAACATGATCATTGATAACGCTTTACCGTTTGAATGTGCCTTGGGTATCAATTGCCAGGGTCCCGACTGGCACCACACCATCGAGCATCTTGCGCGTTTTGGCAAGGATCGCATTGTTGCTGGAGATCATAAGGCGTATGACCAGCACATGAGTTCAGGTGCCACCACGGCAGCGTTCTCCATGCTGATCGAGATGGCGAAGGATTGTGGGTATGATCAGCGATCGTTGGCTGTCATGCGGACACTTGCCACCGAAATCACACATCCTATGATTAATGTGAATGGAGATCTCGCTAAGTTGTTTGGTAGCAATCCCTCCGGACATGCGCTGACAACTGTTGTGAATTCTTTGGTTAACTCCTTGTACCATCGTTGTGTTTATATCTCTTTGAAAACTTCACCCTTGCCTTTTCGACAGACAGTTTCGTTGTTGACTTATGGCGACGACTGTGCTTATTCCGCTCACCCTAACATCAATTTTGGACACACAGATGTGCAGAGGGCATTTGCGGATTTTGGGCTTGTATATACTATGGCGAAGAAGGATGCTGAATCAGTGCAATACATCACTTTGGACGAGCTGTCATTTCTCAAGCGAACTCCTCGATGGGATGAGGATTTGCAAATGTACATGGCACCACTTGAGAAAAGGTCCATTATCAAGCCGCTGCAGTGGTTGACCAAGAGTACGCTTACAC